CGATATTACATCTAAAGGAAACTTGTTGCTTGACATTTTATTTCTCTCTATAGAACTCGCCGTATGTATTTTTACCATACTAATCAGCTGCGGACGCCGCCTCTTTGGCTGTAGCATAATATCCTAAACTCTTACCTCCGGGTCCCGTACCGTTCCCGTGAGCGCCATCGCGCCCGCGCAAAGTGCGAGTTTGAACATGTAAGGATTTCCTTGATAGTTGAGCGCCGATATCCGCCAACGCGCGGAAGAGACCTCAGTGGCAAGCCCCGAACGGCCACCAGTGGCTGGACAGGAATCCAACCACCAAACCAAACGCCGCGGGGAACGGAGGAAAGACGCGAGACAATCGCCATACCGAAGCCGACAGCGTTGGGCGGTTGGTCATGACCGCCCACGTTTCAATCGCCGCGAAGCTCACGCCCACGGCGATGATCCATGTAAGCCACACCATCACGGCCACCAATGCGAAGTAGCAAAGAGCAGCCCGACGCCAAAAGTTTTGAAACCTGTTAGCATGGCGCACCTGAGAGGGACGGCCGGCGAGTGTGGAAATCCTCGCGCGCCTCGCCGGCCGTCGAGAGGCCAGCGCGCGAAGAATTTGAAATTAGTCGACGCGGCGCGGGAGCCCACGCCAATACGGCATTGCGATCATGGCAGCGGTTCCTTCCACATGCGCCAGATAAGAATCGCGACGGTGTAAATGATGATCGCGAGCATGACGACGGCTAGCGCGACGTCGCCGGGATCATGAGCCATCGCGGTCCTCTATAGGCAGCGGTGGCAGCGGGACGGATTGGCCGGCGAGCGCGTGCGTGCAGTCAGAGAGAAAGATGAGAACGCCCACGCGCCGAGGATCGCGGCGGAGGTGTAGAGCGCCCAGAACATCGGATGGTTACTTGCTCGTCGACGCCTTCGGGTATTTCGCCTTGACCGCATCGAGCTTGGCGACGTAGGCGGCCCACTTCGACGGGTCGCCCTTCTCCCGCCAATAGAGCGCATCGGCGAGGTCGGTCAGCGGCGGGTATTCAGCGACCCGCCGCTCGATGGCGTCGCTCTCGTGGGTGATCTTCATCCGAGCGTGACCGATGTTTTCAGATAGCCCGGCGCACTGAGCTCGACGACATAGGGGCCGGGAAGATTCGATGAAAACTCGAGGACGCCGTCTTCGACTTGGTATGCGACCCGCTCTATGCGCGCCGTTGTCTTCGGCGGCAATGCAGAAATGGTCAACCCGGAAATGACTGGATTCACAGGATTAAGCGGGACGACTTGGCCGTTCTCGACGTAGTGTTCGTCCCCGCGGAAAAGGCCATCGATGCGAGCATGGCCGGCAGGCGTGTTGGCCTCGACGTCCACGTCACGGCACTCAATCGAGTATTTGATCTCCCCGGTTGAAGGGTCATAGACGGAGAATTTGCACATGCTCATCTTTTGACGCCCAGAACTAACAGGGAGGACTTTGTAATACTGACGTTGGTGCTCTCTGTTGAAAACGTCACCTGAACTAGGTGAGGTCCAGCGGCGATGGTGCCAGGAGAGTACATCAAAGCGACACACGGCGAACTTTGCGCGCCAGTAGTAATAGAGTTGACCACAACTCCGTCGAGAAACAAGTTGACAACAGTGGCAATATTTGAGTTGCTGGAGAAGTTCTCGACTGCTGAAAATGCTATATGCACAAATCCCGGCATATCTAGCGTAAACGTCAGCGTCGCAACCACGTAAACCGTCCAGCTCCCGGTGGGATTGTAAACGGTGCTTGAATAATAGCTGGTAGGGATCGTGACGATATTCGCGCCTAGCTGCAATGTCCCGGTGATGACCGCCGATCCTGTGACGAGCTGAGCCGACGAAATCGTCCCCGTCGTGATGCGCGTGCCGTCGATGATCGTGCCGCCGTAGAGCACTTGTAGATTTCCAGCGCCGATGTATGTCGCCATCAACACGCAATTAGCCGCCAGCGCGCTCCCGTATGCATTATTGACATAAGAAAGGCTTGTCGCGCCGTCGACCCAATAGATATATACGTACCCGGCTGACGACGAACAGCTCCCGGCTGAGATCGCGACCGTCGTCGGCGTGCCGGCGTCGTTGACATAGACGATATTACCCGCGCTCCACGACACGACATTCGTGGCCGCATTCGCCTGGAAATCGATACCGCCGATTGTCGAGATACCGCGCGCGCCGATTTTGATCGAATTGGTATTGATCGAATTGGTGTAAATTTGGCCGCCGTCGATCTTGGTATTGTCGCCGCCCGCAAGCCAGTTTGATAGGGTTGTCGCGCCGGAAATAGTGACGAGGCCGGGGAGAATTGTCGTTGTATTGGCGTTGATGACCGCCGCCGGATTGGCCGCCTGCGTCTGCAACGTGCCGATCGAGACGCCCGTGCTTCCAACCGTGATCGTGCCCGGGAGCGCCGTTGTCGTTATAAACTGGCCGCCCGCGATCGTCCCGGCCTGAATCATGTCGGCGTTGATAGTGCCGGCCGCGAATTCCGAGTTGGTCATCAGCGCCGTAGTGACGGCGACGCCCGTCGAATTGTTCGGAGCGTATTTTGCGGAAAGGACGCCCGACGTGTTGAACGGCCGCACCCAAAAATAATAGGTCGTATTCGATGTCAGGCCGGAATAGGTGTACGAAGACCCGTTGACCGTGGCGACAAGCGTCGCGCTCGCCAGCGATGGCGTCGCCGATTCCCAGACCTGCGCGCCGGCTAGATCGGTGTCGGACGGGTTAGTCCACGTCAGGAAGATTGTCTTGATCGCCGCCGCGCCGGACAAGTTCGACGCATTGCCCGGTCCGGTCGATTTTGTCGCCGTGGTGAGCGACGCAACTGTCGAAAACCCAGAGGCATAATTGCCTTTCGAGATCGCGCGGACTGTAACGACGCATGGCGTTCCGCACGCGAGCCCGGTGAAGGTATAGCTGGTCGACGCTGTCTGAAACGATATGAACGCGCCGCCGTTCGTGGAAATCTCGACATCATAATAGGCGAGATTCTGGGATGAAACGGCTGTCCACGCCGCAGTTAGCTGCGATAGGATGGTTCCGTCCGCATTGGTGACGAGAGACGTCGTCAATCCGAGCCCGGTCGGGATGCTCGGGCTCGTGGTGTCGAGACCTCCTCCGGTGACTGTCGCGCCCACCGACGCGGACGGCGCCGACGTGCCGGCCGCGTTGATCGCCTCGACCCAATAAGTGTAAGCGGTGGCGGCGAATAGGCCGGTCTGCGTCCACGACCGCGCGCTGCCGGTCCAGACGACCGATGCCGAGCCGATGCTCGCGCCTAGCCCAGTCGCGGCGAGGACTTCATATGACGTGACATTGTCGCCGGCCGCGTTGGCTGCCCAGGCGAGCGCGACCTGTCCGACGCCGGCCGTCGCCGTGAGGCCTGTTGGCGCGGCGGGGACGCCGGCCGCGCCGGTTCCAAACCCGGCCCCGGTGACGACATAGGGATACGCCGTGCATGCTGAGATAAGCTGCGCGCCCGAACCGTAAATATTGAACGACTCGAATTTGAAATATAGCGTTGATCCGACTGCCGACTTTTGGATATCGTATGTGAAAATCGCGCTATCGAGCCGCGCGAATTGAACGCCCGACGCATGCGCGGCGGCCGTCGTGCCATAGAGACCGCGAAACAGCCCCGTGATGTTGTAGGCGTTGCTTCCCGTCAGCGTCGGGGTTTCGTAGGCCAGCAATTCGCCGCCGACATAGGACAGTGTGGCCGCCGCCGCGGCCGCCGCGGCGCTCGCGGTTTCTAGCGTGCCGCCGCTCTCGGCGAGGTTTACCGCCAGCGTGTTCGCGGTGTCCGGGCTTGCTCCGCTATAGGCCGCCAGCGACGCCGTGGTGACGCCCTGGCGCGTGACGGTGTTGATGGACCCGATCTGCGAATAGGACGTGCCGTCGACCGAAAGCCAGACATTGCAGCCCCCCCAATTCGGATCGGCTACGCCTGACGCGCCACCCGATGCGCCAATCCAGATTTGGGGCGTTGCGCCGATAAGGCTCGAATTCGGTTCAAATATCAGCGGAGTATTGACGGGGTCGGCGGCGGCGGCCTTGGTGACGGTGATTCCACCGTTTCCCGCCACCGGATAGAGCGCCGGGGTCGAGACACCGAATATCAGCTCCTCGGCCTCGACCGTCAGGATGCCGTTGTCATCCTCCTCGATCGACGTGAGGCGGACCGGTAATGCGGAGAGACTAAGATTGGCGTCGGTTATCTCGACGATGTCCATCGGGTCGAGAAGGCAATATTCCCAGGACAGCTTGAACGCGAAGTGACGTCGGACGTATAGCCCGCGTTGCAGCATGGTCTGAGCGACGACGGGCGCGACGCCAACATCGTCGCAGATTTCATGCGCCGAAACCGAGGAGGCGACGCGCGGCCCGTACAGCTCAATTTGGCTTTGATCGCGCACCTCGATCGGAGTCGATGAATATTGACCATTGCGGCTAAGAACGTCGAGCCGCATGATGTTGGGGAGAGAGAACGGATCAAGGCGCGAAACTTCGATCGGATCGGCGTCGTCCTTCGCATCGACAAAATCAAGATCGGTCAGGCTGTAGATCGGCGTCAGATTTGGCGTATATCCGCGCGAAATCGTATAGGTGTATTTGATAGCGACTTCCGCGCCGACGTCGCCGTTTGAAAACTGATAGATTCCCGCTGAACTTACATAATACGTGCCGGCGCTCGTGGGGGTCGCAAAGACTTTCGTGAGAGCGCCGCCTGTCTGCGCATAAGTCACGCCTCCGTCGCCGACGAACATCGCCGAACCGATCACGACGACTTGCGGCGGCGGATAGACGGGGGAACTGGTCGAACTCGATCCGGGAGCGGTGCCGTAAGGCAAGCGGTGCTGGACGGTCGCTAGAACGGTCGTCGAGACATTCCCGGCGCTGATCGCCACCTCGCCATACGGGATAAAGCGAAGCAGACCCCCCGACCACACCGCGCCGCAGTTGACGATTTGAAGCCATCGCGTAAGCGTCGAGCTTCCTTGCTCGGAACTTGTCAGCGCCGGGGAAATGGCGATTCCCTGCGCGAAGCAGTAGGCTTGTAGAGATGCGTCCGCGCCCGATCCGAATAGCGAATTCGTGTCGATCGACGCGGCGGCGAAGCCCGCGCCATAGTTGGAATTCGTCAGGAAGTCATAGATGACCAAAGTAGGGTCGGCGTCGACGCCATTCGACCCCGTCCCGTTGTAGAGCGCCTGTATCTCAACGTCATGGTTTCCCAGGCTGGCGCTCGATCCCAGAACATAGGACGCGGCGCAGAGATAGGCGGTCCCCTCATAGCCCAGCGATTGCGACGGATAGTTCGATGAGAGGTAGCCCCATGCGGTTTGTGGGTAGGTTCCATTAAACGACGTGAGGCCGAGACCGGCGGCTCCGTAGATCGACTGATCGCGCCAGATTTGTCCAATAGCAGCGATCGGACCCTCGCATAGGGCCATAATGACGTCGGAATAATATTCTGGCGACGTTTGTTGAGGGTTGAAAATGCCGCCCTTGCCGCCGCTCGATCCGGCGTTGTAATGAAAATTCTCCGTCCAAATGACGTTGACCGCGATCTTAGCCCAACCCCAAACAATCGGGATAGGAAGCGACGCCGTCGACGTCTGGATTTGCAGAGACGTGAAGTCAGGCGCTTGTTTATTGGTTGAAAAAAGCCAACTCATACCGCACCAAACAGCGAGAAGAACCTCTTGTTGCGTTCCATCATCGTCGCGTTGCGCGTCACGTCTTCTTCCAGGGTGACGCCCGACGGCGAATAGGCGTGAACGATCGTCAACGGCTCCGCGCGCGTGACAATGCCGGCGTGCGCGAATAGGCGGCCAAGCTGAAACAGAATGAGGTCTCCAGGCAGTGGTTCGGCGACCTCATGCGCGTAGTCGAGAATGTAGCCTAGGAAGCGTTCTTCGCCACGATGCAGGTGCCAATCCTGTGGATACGGGCGCGGATCGAAATCAGGCACGAGCCCACAATCGATGTAGACGCGGCGCACGAGCATCGCGCAATCGACGCCAACGCCGCGAATGTCGGCCATGTGATGCCATGGCGTGCGGATATAGGTCCGCGCCTCGGCGATGACGGCGGTTCGGCCCTCGGCTTCGGTCATTTCAATAGGCCATCACGGGCGGCGGCACGAAGGGGAAACCCCGGAAATTAGCGACGTTGTTGAATCTCTTGGCGCAGGTGCCTTGCGTGTGATCGCACCCGAGATAAGCGGTGAAGGCGTCGCCAACGCTCGGGGAAGTTGGTAGTGGATACATCAACGTCAACGAAACTCCGGTAACGGCGGATTTGACGTTGGCGCGAAGGCCCGAGTTAACGCCAGACGAAAACAGGATCACGCCCTGCGCGTGCGTGGCGAGCGCGCCAGGCCAGTAGATCAGCGTTGAGGTAGATCCCGACGCCAGAGCGCCGGTTGACGCAAATGACGCGCGGTTGAGCCCGCACCCCGTGTCGTAGAGCGTATGCTGACATGTTGCGGCGTAGTAATTTTTAGGCATGTCGTAATCGAGGATCACGAGGCTACTGGCGACGGTGATTTGAGATTTTA